ACGGCGAACGAGACCACCACCCAGACCCTCACCCGCCTCATCAAGGCCGCCGACCGCCAGCACCCCATCACCCTCGCCTACCTGAAGGAAGAGAAGGACGAGAACGGCAAGCGCACCGGCCGCCTCGTCGAGACCGTCCGCACGGTCGAGGTCTACGACTTCACCGTCAGCGCCGCCGGCGACATCGTCATCAAGGCCATGGACCGCAGCACCGGCGAGTCCCGCTCCTTCCGCCTGGACCGCATCCAGACGTACTCGATCCACCGCACCCGGTACCTCGTCGAGCGCCCCGCCCCCGCCGACAAGCCGGCCCGCACCATCGGCCTCGCCACCGTCACCGTGCTCTACCCCGTCGACTGCCCCATCGCCCGCCGCGTCCAGCTCCTCGCCGACGCACTCGCAGCCTAGGAGAACCGCATGCGACTCCAGACCTGCCGCCGCCACCCCAACGCCGGCCGTTTCCTCGCCACCTGCTCCGGCTGCACCCAAGAGCTGTACGACACCGCGGAACGCAACCGTGCCCTCGCCGCCGCATCCAAAGCCCTCGCCGCCATCGGCGCCCCGACCGACGCCGAAATCCTCGACGCCACTTGGGTGCGAGGCACCCTCGTCGTCGCGACCCGACAGCCCACCTCGATCGCCTTCGAGTACGCGGTCGACACGTTCCGCCTCCCCACCCCGACGGAACTCGACCCCGACCAGACCGAGCCGTGCACCCCGGGCGAGTGGATCCTCATCGACCAGCTCGGCGACCACAGCGAGGACGCGGTGCCCGTCATGGTGGCCAGCGCGACCGCCTACGTCCGCGAGCTGTACCCGCTCACGTCGCTCGCCGCCTGACCCCGCGCACAGCAGAGGGCCCGATCCCCGGTCTCGCCACCGCCCCAGGGATCGGGCCCTCGCCACCACCCGCCGAGATGAAGGACACTGACCCCATGGCGCTCATCGACGACATCGAGTTCTACGGCCGCGCAGTCGACGCTGGAGAGATGACCCGCGACGCCGCAACCGCAGCGCTCGTCGAGGCCAGCGGCGGCGGACTCACTCTGCACGGCGCGGGCACATCGATCGACGCCTGGCAGACCGTGCGCGCCGGATACCGGCAGGAGTTCGGCAGGGCTGCGTCCATGCTCGACAAGATCTACGGGCTCGACGACATTCAACCCTGACCCACCGCGCACAGCAGAGGGCCCCGACCGCCACCATGGTCAGGGCCCTCTTCCGCGTGCGCACCACCGTCCGAAGCTTGCGCACCCTCGTTACCATCAGACCATGGATACCGGTAACGAGCCACCCGTACCGGCCGAACCCACCGAGGGCGTCGGCCAACCCGCCGAGCCCTCACACCACCACACGCTCCGCAACGGCAAAGGCCGCTTCACCCGCAGCATCGACACCGCACGCCGCGACGCCGCCGCAGCCGACTACCTCGCCGAGCACTCCGGGACGAGCTACCGCGAACTCGCCGAACGGTTCGGCTACTACGACAGGGGCACCGCCTGGCGCGCCATCCAAGCCCTGAAGGCAGAGATCATCCGGCCGGCCGTCACCAGGCTGATCCAGACCGAGTCCGAGCAGCTCGACTCCCTGTACGTCATGGCGCTGGAGATCATCGAGCGGAACCACGTCACCGTGTCCCACGGCAAGGTCGTCACCATGAAGGACCCGGAGACCGGCGAAGAACGCCCGCTCCAGGACGACGGGCCCCGCCTCCAGGCAATCCAGACCGCGCTCCGCATCCGCGACCAGTACCAGAACCTCCACGGGCTGAAGCAGCCGGCCAAGACCGAAGTCTCCGGAGGCGTGACCTACCAGGTAATCGGCGTCGACCCCAAGGACGTTGTGTGACCACCACGGTCCGCTTCGAACCCCGCGGCGCCAACATCGACCTACTGCGCTGCCGAGACACCGAAGTCACCGCAGTAGGCCGGGCCGGCACGGGCAAAACGCTGGCCGCCTGCTGGAAGATGCACCTCACCGCCATGCAGGTACCGAATCTGCGCGGTCTGATCCTGCGCGCCACCCACATCTCGCTGACGTCCACCACCCTCGTCACCTTCCAGAAGCAAGTAGCTGGCGAGGCCCTGGCGGAGGGGAGCGTCCGCTGGTTCGGCGGCTCGGGCAAGGACCCGGCCGCGTTCCGGTACGGCAACGGGTCGACGATCCTTGTGGCCGGCGGGGACAAGCCGGAGAAGTTCCTCAGCGCCGAACTGGACCGCATCTTCGTGGACGAGGCGGTCGAGATCAGCCTCGACCTGCACGAGACGCTCATCAGCCGTCTGCGGGGCAGCGCGAGGACGTACCGCCAGATCCTGCTGACGACGAATCCGTCCCATCCAAGTCATTGGATCAAGCGGCGAGCGGACTCCGGAACGATGCGCATGATCACTTCGACGCATCGAGACAACCCGTACTACGTCAACCGCGACGGGACGTACACCGAGGCCGGCGCCGAATACATGACCAAGCTGGACGCGCTCACCGGGGCGCGGCGCCTGCGCCTGCGCGACGGACTATGGGTGGCGTCCGAGGGCGTCGTCTTCGAGGGCTGGGACGACAGCGTCCACATGGTCGACAGGTTCAAGCCGCCCGCTACTTGGACACGGTGGTGGACGATCGACCTGGGGTACACCAACCCGTTCTGCTGGCAGGACTGGCGCGAGGATCCTGACGGTCGCCTCTACCTGGTGCGTGAGATCTATATGACGCGGCGTCTGGCCGAGGACCACGCGAAGCAGATCCTGGAGATCATGCGGCAGAACCCGGACGAGCCGCCGCCGCGCGCGGTCATCACCGATCATGACGCCGAGGACCGGGCCACGCTGGAGAAATACCTCGGCATGTCCACCGTCCCGGCCAAGAAGACCGTCAGTGACGGTATTCAGGCAGTGCAGTCGCGACTCAAGGCCCAAGGCGACGGCCGGGCCCGGCTGTTCATCATGCGCGGCGGTCTGGTCGAGGAGGACAAGTTGCTCGCTGACTCCGGCCGGCCGACGCGCACATCAGAGGAGATTCCGGGTTACGTCTGGGCGGTGAAGCCCGGCAGCGGGGCGGGGCTGAAGGAGGAGCCGGTGAAGCAGAACGATCACGGCTGCGATGCCTTGCGCTACATGTGCGCGGAGCGGGATCTCGGCGGTCGGCCGAGGGTGAGGTGGCTGGGGTGACTCTTGTCGAGTCCCTACAAAGTGCGGCCCGACGAAACAAGAGGGATGAAACCGTGACGAAGGAACGTAGTCACAGGTGGCGGCATGGTCTGAATACGGCTATGCCGGTTCTACTTGACACGGCTGGGACTATTCTTTTGTCGGGATCAGTCATGATGCTCAACGTGGCCGCTGGTGTGGCCGCAGCCGGAGCAGGCCTGCTCGTCCTGAACTGGCGGTTCTACGGCAACAGGTGACACGCACGAAGGGGGTGACGGGTGGCCAGAACCCTCGTCGGCTCCCTCTTCAACCGGGCCGCCACTGCCGCCGCCACCCCCGTTCCGTTCGCCTCCCGCGGCCAGACCTACGGCCGCGGAATCTTCGGCGCCAGCCGCGGCATTGCCTCGCAGCTCGACGCGATGGGCTCCGTCTCCACCGTCTTCGCCATCGTCAACCGCACCGCCAAGGCCGAGGCCGGCGTCGAGTGGGGGCTCTTCCGCAAGGCGAAGTCCGGGCTGAAGGAGGATCGCGTCCCGGTCGCGAGCCACGCGGCCCTCGACCTGTGGAACCGGCCGAACCGCTTCTACACGCAGTCCGAGTTCGTCGAAGCCGGCGCGCAGCACAAGCAGTTGACGGGCGAGACCTGGTGGGTGATCGGCCGCGTCGAGGGCGTGAAGATCCCGCTGGAGATGTGGCCGATCCGCCCGGACCGTATCCAGCCGGTCCCCGATCCGGAGGAGTTCCTCCTCGGCTACATGTACACCGGCCCGGACGGGCAGCAGGTGGCGCTCGGCAAGGACGACGTCATCTTCATCCGCACCCCCCACCCGAGCGACCCGTACCGGGGGATCGGTCCGGTGCAGGCGCTGCTCACAGACTTGGACGCGGTCCGCTACAGCGCCGAGTGGAACCGCAACTTCTTCCTCAACTCGGCCGAGCCTGGCGGGATCATTGAGGTTCCCGGACACCTCGGCGACACCGAGTTCGACGAGCTGCGAGACCGGTGGAACGAGCAGCACAAGGGCATCGCCAACGCCCACCGTGTCGCGATCCTGGAACACGGGAAGTGGGTGGACCGTAAGTTCACCCAGCGGGACATGCAGTTCGCCGAGCTGCGGAACCTCTCGCGTGAAGTGATCCGCGAAGCTTTCGGCTTCCCCAAGCCCATGACCGGCGCTGTCGACGACGTCAACCGCTCCAACGCCGACGCCGGTGCGGCCATGTTCGCCCGCTGGCTCGTCGTCCCCGACCTCGAAGCCATCCGTGACGCCCTCAACTACCGGCTCCTTCCCCTCTTCGGCGCTACCGCCCAGGGCCTGGAGTTCGACTTCGTCAACCCGATCCCCGAAGACGTCGAAAGCGAGGCTACGCAGCTAACCGCCCGCGCGGACGCTGCGGCCAAGCTGCGCACGGCAGGCTGGGACCCGGCCGGAATCCTCTCTGCGGTTGGCCTGCCGAAGATTCCCTTCGCGGGCACGCCTGATGTCCCAGTTGCACTGGTACCACCGCAGGCGTCGTGGAGCGACAGCGTGGCCAGCTTGTTCGGCGCAGCCCCGGCCATCCGCAACGCCAGCACCGACACAGAGCAGATGCGGCGCGACCATGAGGCTGCGCTCGCTGCGCTGCTCCTGGCCTTCGCTCCGGTCGATGAAGAGTGGATTGTCGAGCTCGGCATTCAGATCGAGCAGGCCGTCAACGCTGCCGACACCGCGGCCCTGGCCGCGCTCTCCCTCGACTCCACCCGCGCCGCCACCGTGGTGCGGACCGCACTTGTATCCGCGGCGCAGCAGGCAGCGGACCGTATGGCAGACGAGGCACGCAGGCAGGGTGTGCAGGTGACGGCGCCGCTGGTCACAGGGCTGATGACGGCCATCGCGTCTGCGGTCGCCGCGCTGATCGCCTCGAATCTTGCTTCGACGGCGGCGCAGGAGGCGGTACGCCGGTTCCTGCCCGGGGTGTCCGCGGCCGAGGTGGCGGACGCGGTGAAGACCATGCTCCGCACGCTGAAGGGCGCGTTCAAGAAAGACCAGCTCGGGGGCGCGGTCCACCGGGCGCAGAACACGGGCCGGATCGCGACGCTCGAAGCCGCGCCGTCCGCGCGCTGGGTGGCGAGCGAGGCGAACGACCTCAACACCTGTGCCCCGTGCGCCGAGATCGACGGCACCGAGTTCACCACGCTCGACGAGGTGACCGCTGCCTACGGGGCTGGCTCATACATCGACTGCCAGGGCGGCATCCGCTGCCGCGGCACCGTCGAGGCGTTCTGGGACACGGCAGGGAGTACCGAATGAGCGGCATGACCGGGCTCGCACTGCCCGCCAACTTCGCCAGTTTCGTTGCCAAGCAGCGTGAGCAGGCCGCCAAGCTGCGCCAGGCGCACGGTGTCGAGGCGCAGTCCTGGTACCGCATCACCAACGCGACCTCGCCGGACGAGGCCGAGGTGATGCTGTACGACGAGATCGGCGGCTGGTACGGGGCCACCGCGGACGAGTTCATCGCAGACCTCCGTGGGATCTCCTCACCGAACCTGCGCGTGCGCATCAACTCCCCTGGCGGGTCGGTGTTCGAGGGCATCGCCATCGCCAACGCGCTGCGCTCCCACCCCGGGAACGTGATCATCCAGGTCGACAGTGTCGCCGCGTCCATCGCCAGTGTGATCGCGATGGCTGGGGACCGGGTCGAGATGGCCCCGAACTCGATGATCATGATCCATGAGGCGTCCGGGGTCTGCCTCGGCAACTCGGCCGACATGGAAGAGATGGCGCAGCTCCTCGCCCTCATCAGCGACAACATCGCGGACGCATATGCGGCCAGGGCTGGCGGGACCCGCGATCAGTGGCGTGAGGCCATGCGGGCAGAGACCTGGTACCTGCCCGACGCCGCAGTCGAGGCGGGGCTCGCCGACGAGGCGCTGTCCGTACCGAGGCGCGGCGAACCCGTCGAGCCGGTTGAGCTAGGCGAGGACGAGCCGGAGCCGGAGATGGCCCGCGCCTGGGACCTCGCCGCCTACGGATACGCCGGACCGAAGCTGGAGCAGCCGGCCGAGGATCCCGCCGTCACCCTCGCGTTCAACATCGGCGCCGGGGTGGACGAGCAGGTACTCGAAGCACTCCGCGCCATGGTCCAGGGCCGGACGGACCCGGAACCCGCGGCCGTCATCGAGCCTGCCACGCAGGAGCCAGCGGACGTCGAGCCGGAGCAGCCCGCTCCCGAGGCACACGTCACCGAACCTGCCGAACCAGAGCAGCCGGCCGAAGCACCAGACCCCGAAGACGCGTGGGCAGCCCTGACTGCCCACCTCACGGACGAGCCCGACGCATGGTCGGTGCTGGTCTCCAACCTCACCACCACGACGGCGTCGTCCAGCGCGGCGACGGAAGCCTGAAGGAGGCACCAGTGGCACCCACTCTGACCTCGCCGCGCAACGGCGACGAACTCGCGGAGATGCTCGCCGACCCGGCGCGCGCCAAGCAGATCATGGAGACCCCGAAGGCCCTCGCGGACTTCATCACCGAGTACTCCAACCGGCAGCAGGGCGAAGGCACTGAGCTGCAGCGCCAGATCGACGAGGGCGTACAGCGCGGCCTCGCGAACATGCTCCGCGAGAACGACGTCAAGGACTCCGACCGCGACTCGATCAAGCGGCTCAACCTCGACCCGCAGACGCGCCCGGCGACGATGCTCACGTCGCACCGGCAGGCCACCGCCTACAACCCGAAGGCTGTCGGTGCCGCGCTGGACGGCAAGTTCGAGAACGCCGCGGACTACTTCCGTCACGCCTGGCACCTCAACCGGGACCCGCAGCAGCGGGCGAAGATGGAGGAGCTTCGCAACGCGTACAGCTCCGTCGTTCCGGCGGACGGCGGGTTCCTCGTCCCGGAAACCCTGCGGAGCCAGCTCCTGCAGATCGCACTGGAGTCGTCGGTCGTCCGCTCGCGCGCGACCGTTGTCCCGATGGAGACGGCCCGCGTCCCCTTCCCGATGATCGACTCGACGACCAACGTCGGCTCCGTCTTCGGCGGCATGATCGGCTACTGGGGCGAAGAGGGCGCCGCGCT